GTTGGCAGCGGCCGCTGCAGCGCGGGTATCTCTGACACAAGGCGCGCGCATTGTTACCTTGTCGACTTTCACGGTGTTGATTTCCACCGGATACTTCAGCGTGATGATCGCGCCTGAATCCGTCAGGACGATCCACGACGGCAGCGGAGTGGTTTCGTTGTTGCCAGTTACTTGAGTCATGTTCGTTCCTTAAAGGCCGAGGGCGGCGCGTTCTGCTGCGAGCTGGTCCACGCCGTCGATCACGCGCACCATGTTCACCATGTCGATCTCGTAAACGACACGACCGTCGACTTCCAGCTTGTAGTAGGAGACGGCGAGGCTGTGCTTTATCTCCGCCACGGTGGCGGGCTTCCACTCGCCCGGATCGACTTCTTTCAGCATGCCGCGCAAGGTGGCCACCACCGGTGTGACAACGCCTTTCAGGCCCTTGAAAGAGCCTCTGAATGTACCGTTGAAGGCGGTCTGATCAGACAGGCCGAAAAATTTCAGCGACTCGCGGCGAACGCCGTTGGTCGTGAAGCTGGCTTCCATCTTTTCCAGGCCCATGTCGACCTCGACCGGACCGGCCATGCCGCCGCCGCGGTACTCCTCGGTCTTGAGGGTCATCTTGGGAAGCGTCAGCCCCGGCACGTCACCGCTGAAGTTGATGCCGTCGACGAACAGGTTCGTGTTGGAGAGGGTTTGCGGAATCATGTAGAGCGCTCCTTAAGCGGCTTCGAGTACTTCTGTCAGCCACTGATTGGTGACTTCAACGCGGAAATTCGGGTTTTCAGCAGGCGGCACGTCGGTGAAACGGATGTTCCAGTACACCTTGCCCTGTTCCAGCTGGCTGGCAGTGTTCAACTCGGTGTCCGCGTAGACCTCGAAATTGATGATCGCCCCTTGGTTTTTCAGGTCGCGCATGAAGGCTTGCAGGCCCTCTGTCACGTCCTTGACGTAGGTTTTGGTGATGGAGCGGTCGACTGCCCACTTGTGCCCTGCCTGGATCGCATCCATGACGATGTCGAGCGTGCGGACCCGCGTCACGAATGCCCACTTCGCATCACTGGACAACGTGCGGTTGCCCCACAGGCGATAGCCGTCGTCGCGGATGATCGTCGCGATATTGGCGTTGTTGAGCAGGTTGGCCCGGCACGTCGCGTCACCGGCCAGGTACTCAATGGACCGTGTGGTGCCGGTGATGCCGACAAAATCCTTGTTCGACGGTGATGCCCAGAAACCGTACTCCGTGTCAGTCCAGGCAAACAGGCCCGCGACCCAAGCCGACGCAGGCGCATCAATGGTCTCGCTGGCCGTGGTGTCCCAATACTGAACGCCGGGATCACACATGAAGATGCGCTTACTGCCGAAGTTTTTCGCGTAGGCCATCGCCGCTTCATCGGTCGTACCTGGCCCGTCAACAATGGCGATGGCGCGTAACTTGGCAGCCAGACCATCCATCGCGGTGGCCACGGCCAGCGTGGCCGAATGCTTGGGCGCGATCAGCAGTCGCGGCTGGGCATTGAACAAGCTCTTGCCATCAATGAGCGCCTGCAAACCGGTACGCTTGCCGTTCGCAAGAACACCGCCAATGACGGCCGAGGTCAGTTCCGCAGCGGTCGAACCTGCTGCAATGCCACACCCCACAATGACGGCTTTGGCGCGAGCAAAGATCGCCTGGCACGCCTTAGTGATCGGCGCATCTGCGCCCCAGGCTGCAATGGCTTCACGCTCGCTGGTGATCAGCTTCAGCTCGTTGACTGCTGCCAACTGGGAGACATCAGGCGCGGTACTGGGGGTGAAAACGTCGCACAGTCCGATGATCGAAGACGACGGCAGCGCGATGGTGCGCGCCCCGGTGTCAACGGTCGTCATGGTGATGCCGTGAAAGAAACTCATAGAGCCAATCTCCAGATATGAAAAAGCCCCGCATAGCGAGACTCAAGGGAAAAAAGAACGGGAACGAAAACGCCCCGGTTATGGGGCGTTCAGGGAGGACAGCGATACAGCGCCGACTCCTATTTGGTTGGCCAGCTCGATGACTGGACCTGCTCGACGATCACAGCCTGTCGAATGCGCTCCTCAAGCGCTGCTTTGCGCGTCAGCGCGGCATTGCGCGCACTCAACGAATCATTACCCACCGCCTGCACTTGTGCAGCCGTGTGCAGGCGATAAGCCCCTTCACCCTTTGCGTCGACGCACCAGACAGGCGTTTCCCAGCTATCGGCCGGAGCCGACAGCGAGGACAGCACGGCGGCCATCAAATTTGACTGATCAGTCGCTTGCGATGGATAGCTATGAGGCTCGCCCAGGGCGCTACTAATAAAGCCGCCGACGATGGCAGCGGCGCACGCGCTGCTAATCTCGACCAGCTTGCTGGCCTTGATTTGATCTAGATTGACCGGCACAACGGGCATGGTGCTGCGTAGCAAATGGTTTTCATCCACCCAGCGTGGTTCATTTGCGTTGGCTTCCCACGCGTCTTGGGAGAGAGGTACCAACAGATCAGCGTCAGGCAGGATGCAATCTAGAGCCTCGGTATCAAACCAGCCGATCACCTCGCGGGTGATCGGGTCGAAGTATGCGTAACGCATTAATTAATACTCCAGAATCAGAACACCTGGGAGTCCGGGACTCCCACCGCCACCGTTAGCAGTGCTGCCTGCGGAGCCATACCCCGCACCACCGCCACCGCCGCCAACACCAAAACCAAGACCGGTACGAGCGGCACCACCACCAGCCACACCAGCGCGCCCGCGACCACCGCCCGTACCGAACGGGCCAGAACCACCGGGGCCACCGTCACCACCACCGTACTGCGCTCGGGCGTCGGTTCCGTCAGATCCACCACCAGCCCCCAAGTTGGTCGCCATACCACCAGCACCGGCAGTAATGTCACCCCCTTGCCCCCCGCTACCAGCCGTAAGCCCCAACAAGGTGCCGAAACGCGTTATCCCTCCGGCCCCACCATTTCTCCCGGCCGTGCCGGTTGCGGCCGTAGCACCAGCCGCACCGCCCCCACCGATAGTGATCGCGTAGACAGTTCCCGGCACAACAGTGATCGGTTCTGAAAGCACGAACTGACCGGCGTTTCCACCTGCGCCGCCTCCCGCCCCCGCCTGCGATAGCCCGGCACCGCTGCCACCGCCGCCACCGCCAGCGCTTCCAGAAACCCAAACCATCGTTACACCGTCTGGGCAAGTCCAACTGCCGTTAGCGGTAAAGCGGACTATCGATTTCAGCCGGCTCATTTCCGAACGCAGAAACTCGGTGTTTACGATCTGTTTGGACGCATCCCCCGGTGCAGGTGTGGGAGCGGTCGGAGTTCCGATAAATGCAGGGCTTTCGACGCGGGCCAGTTGCATCATGGAACAGCGATTTACTGCCCAGTACGAGGTCCCGCTTGACGCCAGTTCGATCATTTCAAACGGCCCCAGCACCAACGTCAGACCGCTTACGCCCGTGAGGATGTTTCCAGTCGGAACGGTCAGCGTGATAGATGCGTTCCCGGCGCTGTTTCGGAACAGGAACGTGGTGCCATCCGGCACGCTGGCCGCCGCAGGGAGCGCGACAACGGCATTGGGCGACGTGATGTTGAACCAGCATCCGTTTTGCGCTGGGCTAACCGAATAGGTAGAAGCCGACACCCCAACACCCACACCGATAAACTTTCGCGCCCAGCTGCGCACAAAATCTTGCGTTACCAGCTGATTGCCCGCCGTATTCGTTTCCGGCGTCGGGCCTTTTGGCGTGCCTTTGAAAACAGGCGAGTCCGCCGTCAACAGCTCGGTGAACACCGGCCCGTTACCACCCACCGCAGCGGATGCCGTCCAGGTTTTGCCGGTAGAGAAATCGGTGAAGATACCGCTGTAGCCGTTGGAGTTATCCCGACGACCCGTAATGCACCACATGCCATAACTCGGCCACCCACCGCCCGAATCCAGCGGGACAGTTACGCCATTGAGCTTGCTTGCCCCGACGTTGATATAGCCGCTCCAGCCGCCCGGTTTGGCCCAATCGCTGTTTGACGTAAGCACCAGCGCCACGGGCGCGAGCGTTCCGATGTTGTAGGTGCCGAGGACATTCCACAGCGCCGACATCGTGGCGATTCTGTTACTGCTGTCGACTACCGACGGCGTGGGGGCCGTAGGTGCTCCGGTCAGCGCTGGTGAATCTGTCGGGGCAAACTCGCGCCAAGTGGTCCAGCCACCGGCGGCCTGCGTGCGCCAGAACAGACTCGGGTAGCCGCCCGTTCCTGCCAAGGCCGCAAAAATCTGCAGTGCGCCGCCGTTGTTGTAACGCGCGCAAATCAAGGTCGCATTGGCAGACGCCGGGATGTTGAAGCCGGTGGAAGCCATGCGGAACATCCCGCTTAAAGGGGCGTCGTTTGCATCCAGCACGAGCTGTGCAGAATCAGTTCCGATGCCAAACAACGCCAGCAACCCACGACTGAAAGCGGTGGTTGAAATACTGGTGTCGTTGTCGGTCAGCGCGGGAGTAGGAGCCCTTGGATCACCGGTAAACACCGGGCTGGCAATGGGGGCCCTTAACGCCAGGGCGTTCATCATCGTGGTCGAGAAATTGGCATCGTTGCCCAGCGCGGCCGCAATCTCGTTGATCTGGTTCAGCGTCTCTGGCGCAGCCCCTACCAGGACAGTAAACAGCTGCTGAACAAACGCGGTTGTAGCCAACTGCTCGTTGTTGGACGACGCGGCTGGAGTGGGTGCTTTCGGCGTCCCTGTCAGCACCGGGCTCGCCAAGTTCGCCTTGGCCGCCAGGGCGCTATCGACCTGCGTTTTGGTGTAGACATCCGTCAGGCCATAGCCTGCAACGGTCGTCGGGTTGCTGGCCGCTACCACACGACCGTACTTGTCGACGGTGACACTGCGATACGTGCCCGCCTCCACGCCCGTGCGGCCCCATGCCATCTCAAAGGTCAATGGGGTGACACCCACCGAGATTGTACCGTCCGCGACCAGCTGCCAGCCGCTGTCACCATTGACGGTGCCTTGCTCGACGTGAACCAGCAGGCCCGGCGTCACACGCGGGTCAGTGTCCGCATCAGCAGCGCGAGCCCAGGCTCCTGCCGCCGTCACCCAAATACCGTTTTCACGGGCGGCGGTCTGCTTGACCACCAGCACGCGCTTGCCGGAGGGCACTGCCACTCCGTCGATGGTCTGCAAGCCACTCAACGCGATGTTGCCCGTGGTGGCCACCAGAACGGAATGCTTGAAGTCCTGCCGCGCCAGTTCGCTGAGCACGAACTCACGTGTTGCCAACACGACGCTGGGGTCAATTTTCAGTTCGACATTGGCCGAGTTGCTGACGATCAGGTTCATCCGCACAACCTGCGTGCGGCCAGAGCCTTGCGCCAGCAATGGTTTGAACGACGGCGCGCAGTTGGCAATCGCCACCAGATCACCGTCAGCATCGTACAAGCCGATTTCACGAATCCACTTTCCACCGACCTCGGCAGGAATGACCTGTTCAGCGACGATAATCGCCGGGTTGGCCGGGTCTTGGGTAAGCTGATTCAGGGGCGCTCGACGCCATTCGTTGATCAGCGCTTTCTGGGTAGCATCCGGCTTCGGATCGGTTTCGTTGGCATCCCCGACACCCATCTGAGTGATCTTCCAGCCGATGCCCAAGGCGTCGGCATTGGCCTGTTTGGCGACACCGATATTGGTCAGGATGGCGTAGAACTGCGAGTTTTGATCAATCATGAATACACATCCAGGGTATCGATAGTTTCTTCACGTCCGCCACGACCGATCACGCCCGAGACGACAATGTCTCGCTGTTGCGGTGGGTAAACGTCGATGATGTCGCCTTCTTGCACAGAGGCGCTCAGGTAAGTGCTGCCGGTGGTTTCCAGACTGATGGCAAGGCCGATCAAGTGGCGGGAAACAGGCTTGGCGTCATCGATCAGCGCCGTCAGCTCTTCGTACATCTGTTCCGTAATGCCGGTGTCCAGCACGCCTACTTTCAGCTGGAACGTGCCGGGCTCGCCCAGCGGGTTGAGCTGCCACCATTCCACGATGTCGATCAGATACCCCAAAGGCTCGACCACCCGACGCAACGCGCCGATGGTGCCCTTGTGCGCGTGGACATAGAACGAAGCCTTGACGGCATTACGCTTGACTGGCTCCGACCACTTCTCGTCCCAGCGGTCGACGGACCATGACGAAGCCAGGTGCGGAAGCAACTCCACCGGACAGGTGTCCGGGTTGTAAAGTGTGCGCAGGGGCACGGGCGTGGCATCGACTATCGCAGCCTCAATGGCACGCTCAAGCTGCGTACTGCTGTTGGGTAATAGACTCTTCATGTCAGTCACCCTTGGTCAGCTTGAAGCCCTTGCAATAGGCGGCCTGTGACTTGCTGGGCAGAATGTCAGCCCAATCGCCCAGATCCACACGACGAACGCCCGCAATGTGCAGCTGGGCGTCGATAGCCGAACGAGCCACCTCAACCCCCAAGCGCCGCCGAGGATTGACCCACGCATTCAAGCGCGCTTCGCACTGCGCCAGAATGGTCTCGTTCTCGGAGCCAGTACCCACCATGTGCACCACCGCGTTGATGGTGTAAGGCAGGATTTCAGCGCTCTGCACTATCAACCGATCACCCAGCGGACGAATGTTCTCGTCACTCAGGTAGTCGCGCACCTCGTCAAGCAATGACTGGGAGGCGACGCCGGTTTCACTCAAAGCCAGGACCGTGACGACCACCGTCGAGGGGGACGGGCTTTCGGCCGTGGCGTCAGCAACCAGTCCCGACGAGTTCCGGGCATGCAGGATGTAACTGTTACGCGGGCCTGCAGTAGTCAGCCCCTCGTATACCAGCTGGATACGCTCGCGCAGCGCGTCATCCTCTTCCTTCACCTCAGCCGTTGGGGGAAAGGTCGTCAGGTCTTCGGCCTGGATCACCAGGCGTTTTAGGTTGACGTTGAACGCCAACTGATCCAGGTCAGATTTACGAGCGTAAGCCAGCAGCAAGGCCTTGCACCCATCGTTGACACGGGCGCGATTGCCGAGCTTATTGTAAGCACCCAGTTCAATCAGCTTCGTGACGGGATCGCTCTCAAGCGCGGCATTCCAGTTTTCTCCCATCCAGTCCCGGAAAACGCCCAGCGCTTCCTCATAGGTGGTTTCAACGTCCAACGGTTCTAGCACTTGTGGCGCAGGCAGCGCCGACAGATCCACCGCACTCATGCTGTGACCTCCAACGTGAAGCTATCGCCCTGATATGTGCCTTTCAAAGCGAACGTGACCTGCCCATCGATCACCGAGACAGCCCTCACAGATTCGAGCTTTACCCGTGGTTCCCAACGCCCGATGGCGCGGCTGACCTCGGCTTGCACCGCGCTGCGCCAACCGGCCGTCACCGGCAAATCAACGAACCGGGCCAGCTTGCTGCCGTACTCGGGACGGATTCTGCGACTACCCTCCGGCGTGGTCAGAATGTCCGCAATGGACTGGCGTAGGTGATCGAGGCCCGACAAGGGCAAGCCCGTCTCGCGGTCCATTCCGATCATCGTGATTACTCCAGTGGCTCAAACTCTTCATGCGCTTTCAGGTAGACCAGCGCGTCGGCATCGGAGGAATCCACCGAGGCAATGCCCTGTGCTACGTCGACCAGGCCGCCGTTGGGCAGCACCAACGTTCGGGACGTGAATACCGTGTCTCGGAAGCCGATCTGTGCAGGTTCCGATGCAGGCGAGGACGCACGCGGAGCCACGGTAATAACGAGATCCGTAGACGCGGGCTCGGTTTTGGTTTTGCTCATGCTTTTCTCCAGACGCAAAAAACCCGCATAGCGCGGGGATGGTCAAACGATGGGATCAATGCTTGTGGTGGTTGCTGTTGCCCAGGGTGTCGAGGATCGTCCCCATACCTGTTACGTTACCGGTGACCAGCAGCGCCCCGTCTATTTTCACGTTGCCCGTGAGGTTGATCGAGGGCGATTGAACGGTCGCGGAATCATCTGTCACGACCACCGTCGAAGCGCCCACCTTCACCGTTACAGTGCCCGTAGGCAGGCTGATCGTGTAGGTGTGGGCCTGCCAGTCGTAGACGAGAGAACCGCCATCGTCGAAGCGCCATACCTCTACGTGATCGCGGTTATCGGGCGGCGCACCTGCATTGCCGTAAAGCCCAGGAACGAATGTGCCTTGCGCAGGATCTCCGCTGGGGCTGATGAGGGCACCCTGCTCGCCCAGCGTCGGGACTCGCCAATGGCGCGCCTTGCCCGCTGCCTGGCTATGCCAACGCACCCAGGCACTGGTCCAGCCAGCGCCATCGGTCACGCGGACCATCGCGGCACCGAGATAAACGGCCTCTACGCGGCAGGGAATGATTAGCGCCGCCAGCATTCGGTCATGCGCTGCGCTCGCGTAGCTCATTCAGCTCCTCCGCAGATCGATAGAACTCTTCATTGCCAGGCCCGATGTCAGGGCTGAAACCCCAGACCAAGCTGCCAGGCGGCTGATCGGGCCATGGCCACTCCTCGTCACCCAGATAGATGCCCTGCGTCCACTCGATCAGCCAGACCGCGTACCCATCCAGTTCGGGACGGGACCAGTCCTGGGCGGCCCGGACAAACTCAGCTTCGTTGACAGGCAGACCCCAGGTCTGTCCACGCAACAACACCGCCAGTTGGGTCGCGGCAAATGCCGCTTGCTTCTGGCACTCCTCACGCTCTGAACCGACAATGACACGGGCTTCGAACCGTGCCATGAATGCGGACTCGCCGGTGCCTTGATCAATACCGGGCTCAAACTCCGATACTTCCAACAGCACTGCTGGCACGGCTATTTGTTGCAGCATGTCGGGCATGGTGCCGACATACTCCAGCCCGCCAATTGCGTCGCGGATATAGTGCTCAATCGCTGCATAGAGCTGATCAAGGCTGAAAACTTCGTCAGACACGGGCTGCTCCTCTCAGATACTTCTGCAGTTCGAAGTTGAATTCCTGCTTGAGGATCTCAATCAAACGCGCGTCGGCACGTTTGACCCACTCATCAAAATGTGGCCGCGCCCCTTCGAGCGAGACCTTAGCTTTGGCGAGTGGGAAACGGCTGCCATTCTCTTCAATGAATCCCGACCGGCGTTTCCCCTGACGGGTTTGTTCGTACTCGCTCGCATCAAAATGCTTGCTCGCCGTACGTATCCATATGTCAGGACTGCCGCCATACACCGTCTTCAGAAACGCGCCTTGATATCGGCGACCCGCGACCGTTACACCGGCACGGCTTTGCCGAGCCCGGCCGATTCGGCTGGCCGACATCGCGTCTAAACCCATCCAGAGTTTTCCGCGCATCGCGCCAGCAGTGACCGGGTAGGCACGCAGACGCTGACGCACTGCGGCCACAGCGATGCGCTCTTGCCGGCCGATGGCCCTGGCGATATGCGTACGCAACCAACGAAGCGTCTTGTTGATGGCACGCCGCTGGGCCGCTGCCGCCGCTTTGGGAACCGCCGCCGCAAAGTCCTTGAAGGCATCAAGATCCCCCGCAGAAGGCTGCAGGGTGATCATCCCGTCCTTGGCCGACTGCTTGTAGAAACTGCCTATGCTCATCGCTTTAGCCTCAGGATAAGAGACACCCAGCCTGTACCGTCTGGCTCCAGGCCAACCAGGTCATACCGACCACCCCCGTCCTGCTCAGGCAGGTCGATGGAGACGATCTGACCAATCGCAACCGCAGTAGCGTCATGAACGCGTATCGCGAAGTGCGGTTCCCTGATGCCGGTGTTGATGCGTCCGAGCTTGGGTTGCAGCCACGGGATTGAAAGAAACCCTGCGATATCGCGTCCGTCGACGGTTGCGATATCGCCCAGAGATTCAAGGATCTGGGCGTCCATGTCCTCAGCCAGTTCTCGAAAGCTCATGTTCAGTCACCGTCGGTTTCTTCAGCAGCTTCGTCACGGCTTGCTGCCTGGGACTGGATAGCCTCTTGCGCACGAGGGTCCGTGCTCAAGGCAATACGCCCTTCTGCAACCAGCGCATCCTCCATCTCTTTGCTGGCCGGGGTATATGGGCTGCCTCTGAGGATGACGTTGCGCCCCTCCTGAATGCAGCCGTCCACCACGATATAGCCGGGCTTCTTGGCCATCTCACACCACCTTGGCGTAGATGAATGCGTCCGGCTCCAGCAAACCGGCGAGTGCCGCGCTCTGAAGCTTCAACCAGCGAGCGCTCGGCTCTTGGGTTGTCCAGCTCTTGGGGAAGCGTGCCGCTTCGACCAGCCCGCTCTCGATGGCTTCCAGGTCCTGAATCGCACCGTAAAGCATCGCGTTACGCGTGGACGTCGCGCCCAGGATCAGGCCGCCCGCTGGAATCATGGGCTGCTCATCACCTTCGTCATCCAGATACCACTCGTCATAGCCGTAAAGGTCAACGCCCGGATCGTTCAGGTAGCCGAGATACGTGACGCCGTCCGGCAGCTCTTCCGGCTTGATCAGGCCCATGTCGACGCGGCGAGTGTTCAGCTGCTTGATGACCGTCAGATTGGACTGGAATGCATCAAGCGCCTCACCACTGAGCGCAGCGGTATTGGCAGTGCGGCCAGAGTCTTTGGCGATCTTGCGTTTCCAAGCGCGCAGGTTGCCAATCGGGTCCGAGTCGTCGCTGCCCCACTGGCCGGTGCCCAGCGTGATCTTGTGATCATTCGCCATGAGAAAATCGATGGTGTCATCAACGCCGTCGCCCAGCACGCGGACCTTGCCGGTGGTCAGTGCCTGGGCACACATCCACTCCTCGCGACGAATGATCTCGTCATCCAGATCGCGCAGATCCTTGCCCAGCATCTGGCCTGCCCGCTCCAACGGCGATCGGCTGGAAAAAGGGTTGTCCCCTGCCGAGCGTTTGAGGACCAGCTCAGCGGTCGTTTCACGCTTGGGCTGGATGTACGGCGGCGCGTAAGAGTCAGTCCGGTAACCGTCACGAAGCGAAATGCTGCCGGGCAGGCGAGGATGAACAAACGGCGCCATTTTGCGCTGGCCTTTGACGATATCAATGTCCACCGTTTTGGTGGGGAACGTCACGGGGCTGCCGCCATTGAAGAACGTGTTCAGCAGAAAACGTCGCGCCGTGGGCATCTGCTCGACGGCTTCAAGCATGGTACGGGTGTCAAAAATATCCATCAGAAGCTCCGGTTAACGAATGAACAGGCACAGCGGCCGCAGGGCTGCTTTTGCTTTGGCGAGTGACAGTCCTTCGCCCAACATGAGCTCAGAGCCCAGCACCTCGCCGGTGAGAAGGATCGATGCTGGAAAAGCACCTCCGGTCGTGTCTACGTCTTGGTCGAGCACAGCCTTGGGTACCTGAGAGCCGTTGTCGGCAGCAGCGGCGCTGAGCACGTATTCGCCCGAAGCGTCGACCTGACCGAGCACCGCGCCACGCTTGAGTTTCTGGCCTGCCGCAATGATTCCGGTCTCAATCACCACAGGGAATGCACCTGCAGAGAGATGACTGGGGACGTAGGTCTGACGGGTTGGATTACTCATGATGTTCTCCTGATCAGCGACGCGAAGCGCCTGCGACAATGGCTCCGACTACGGCTTTGCGCTCACCCTGAGCGTTGCCATCGGCGGGTGTAGAAGTCGACGCACGGGTGCTGTCGGCCTTAATGGCGCTCAACGAAATGCCACGGTCCTGGGCAGCCTTGAACAACTGCAAAGCGGTTGCCTCGACCGAGGCCCCGGAATCGATGGCCGCCGTGATCTCGGCCTCAAAGCCCTTACTGGCCAGACCGTTGATGCCCTTGATGCGCTCACGCTCAGCGGTGACTGCCTGCGAGCTGGCTTGCGTACGTGCGCTCTCCAGTTCGGACTGGCTGGCCTGGGCAATTTCGATGGTGTTTGGGTCGGTACCAGCGGCCAGTGCTTCGCGCAGCTGAGCGGTGGAGTTGACGGTGGTCATAGTGAATGTCCTCGGTTGTGTCGCGGCCGGTTTGGCCAGTTCAGTAATTAGTCCTTCCAGCGAGCCCAGGCGGTGTGCAAGACCCGATTCAACGGCTGCTACACCTACCCGCAAGCCGCCAAAATCTCCCATTGCAGGAACAGCGTCGGACGCCACGCCAAGGTTGCGGGCGACCTTGGCCACAAACACCTCGCCCATTGCGTCCACGGTTTCACCGACCTTGGCGCGCCCCTCTTCGGTGGCCATGTCGAGCCGTTTGTTGGGAGCGTTGCGGCTGACGATCTGGTAACGCTTGCGGCCGCTGCTGGCCTCACCCTCGACCACGGCTTCCACCACAACGCCGATGCTGCCGAGCAACGCCGTCTCATCGATGACAATCTCGCTGGCCGCAGAAGCCAGCCAGTAAGCAGCGCTGGCACCCGTTCCACCGACGTAGGCCACAATGCGCTTACGCGCACGTCCCCCATGGATCTGGTCAGCCAGCTCGTTGATGCCCGCCGCCACTCCGCCAGGGCTGTCGATGTTGAGGATGATGGACTTGATGCTTGGGTCATCCAGTGCCGACTGCAGGTCGGTGGCCAGTACCTGGGTGCTGGTCGCGCCACTTATCTCGGTAAACAGATTGGCGTAGCGAAAAACCGGACCGACCACCGGGATGATGGCGACGCCGTTGCGAACGCTAACCGTGCGGCTGTTCTCCAGCCGAATACCGGTTTTGCTCTCCAACGCACCCGGATCGCCCATGCGATCGGCAATGGTCAGCAGGTTATCCAGGGCGTCAGGCAGCATCAGCCAAGGCTGCGATGCAGCCAGCTCCAATGCGCGGGGCATGGTTATTCCTCGTTGGGTGGTGTGGGTGGGTCAGCGATGACGCCGCCTTTGGGCAACATGTGCAGGTTGTCGGAGCGTCGTTGCTCGACTTCGCGAACACGCTGGCGGTAAACCTGCTGCCAGGGCTCGCCCGTCATCGCGGCCGTTTCGAGGGTTTCGTTGCTGACCCCGATTTCGATTCGCTTACCGGCTGCATTGGCCTCTTTGAGCTCATCGATAGCGCCTCGCGCCGGCCCGATCCAGATCCCCTGACAGTAGGCTTTACGCTTTGCAGGGTCCGCGTAACCCGGCAGGTGGATCAGCCCTCTCGCCACGGCCTCATCAATGATCAATTCACGGCTGGGCTGACAGAAGTCACAGGCCAGCCACCAGCGCCGAACGCTGTAGAACCGCCACGCCTGCAGCATCGCAGCGCGAGCCGCGCTGTAACTGCTGCTGTAATGCAGAAGCAACTCCTCCATCGGTTGCTCCAGCGCCGCGCCGATCTCTTTCACGACCGCCGTGAAGAAGGGGTCGAACTGGGCATTGGGTCGAGCCGGATTGGCAACCACCGGTTCCTCGCCCATTCCCAAGTCGACAATGGCACCCTCCCCTAATGCCAGCTCACCGTCGTCGGTGGTATCACCACCCGCGCCCTCGTTACCCATGGCGGACATGGGCAAGTTGGAGACGTTGAAGTCGTTGTTCTTTTTGATGAACACCGTGAACATCGCGGAGATAACCGCTGCCATCAACTCGGCACTGCTGTAGCGCTCCAGCTTCTGCAGCGGTTCCAGCACCGGAGCCAGGTAGGGAGCGCCTCGCTTCTGGCCTGGCCTTTCCTTGTCCGACATGACATGCATGACCCGACGTCTGCCGGTCACATTACCGAAAGCAGGCAGGCGCTCCCACGCAAGGTTCTGGCCTGCCAGAAACTCATTGGGATAGCCATTGCAGACGTGATACGCCAAGGGGGCTCCCAACCGGTCAAACTCGACACCTTCAACCATGTCTGCGCGGTCCATGCCCCCGTCGGGATTGCAGACACGGTCCGATTCAATCAACTGCAAACGGGTGCTGAAGATGCATCCCGGACGCTCATCGTCGGGGCTGGCGATCAGAACGTCGCCGCAGACCATGGCCGATATGAGCACCAGCGCCTGCAGTTGGTAGTGATTGAGCGTGGCTTCGGCATCACACTCGCGGGGGTCATCGGCGTACAGCGACCAGATCCTATCCAGTTGAGCATTGAGTTGCTCGGCCTGCTGCTCGTCGATGCCGACAGCGACATGATCGATCTGTGCACGGCAGACCAGGCCGGTGCCGACCACATTGGTGCGCAGACGGGTGATAGCCGCCCGAGCAATCAGATGGTTGCGCATGGCATCACGCGACCGGGCTACCAGCATGCGTCGCTCGCTGTGGTGCAGGTCGCGCCTGGCACTGCCCAATCCAGGAATCCAGCCCGCCATGCTGCGCAGTACACGGGATGCACCGCGCCAGCGGGTTTCAACCCCGCCACCGCCCCCCTGCGCTTTGGCAGGCGACCCTTCAGACACAGACTTGGCGATCTTGAGCGCCTCTCGCATCAACAACTCGGCAGGGTCTTTACGGAAAAAATCCATAATCAAATCACCATGTAGGAGATGCGATTACGCCCCCTGCCCTGCAGCGATGCTTGTTCCAGCGCGACCTCTTTGGCGTATTGCTGTTCAAGCAACCGCAGGCTGTCGAGCTCGGCCCGATATATCTCGCGATCCGCTCGCTTCAGACGCTGACCCTTTTTGAGGACGTCAGAGATCGCCGCCCGTACTTGCTCCAGGCGCATTTGTGCGTCAGTCATGATTGAACCTCTAGTAGCCTGCACGGCTGCGCGTACCACGACCGCGAGCATTCGCTTTACGTGGCACAGGAGTGACGGCCTGCTCGGTGTTGAAAAGAGTGGGTTGCAGCAGTTGTTGCTCCAGCTGATCCCACTCATGTTCGCGTAACAGATGGGTCTTCAAGCTTCTGGCCGCATGCAGTGCATACACTTCGCAGTCCAGCGCTTCGTTACGGCGGCCCGCTTTCTTCTGCCACACCATCTTGCTGGGGTTGCGCGCGTGCGGGGCCAGTACTTCATTGGTGAGCTGCTCGTAGTAGTCCGAGCGGATCTCGCTGTACCAGTGCATCCGCCCCGGCCCTGCGCCGGTCAGTCGAAGACGTCCGTCGATCAACGTCTTGGCCTTGTGGGTTCCGACGATGTAGACGCGCAAGCCATATTTCGACGCTTTGGTGTTGTCCTGGGAGGAGTCAACCGACGGGGACGGCCGGGTAAAGATTTCCTTATCACGGCTGTCAATCGATGCACCTTTGATCGCCATGATGTTGTAACGCTGCCGATCCCGAACGTACCCGTAGACCGCGTCGCTGGTGTTGCCGTCTGAGCTGTCGATGCTCACGGCGGAAATGACCAGCTGCGCTCCGCCCTCTGTCGCCACGGGCTTGGCAATCAGCCGATCCAGCTCCTGCCAGACGGCGTCATGCGGATCAATGGGATTGCCGTAAAGCTCACCCCAGTAAAGTCGCCACGATTCTTCACCCCGGCCCCAGCCGATGACGACCAGCGCCAGCCGGTCCCCCTGAACGTCGACGCCCACCGTGATCAGCAGCACCCCGTTGGGTGCCGTCAGCTCTGCGTAAGGCTCGGCGCGCTTTTCCAGTTCATCCGTTTTGGGTGCATCGCTTTTGTATTCGTAACTCTCCCCCTTGGAGCTGTTGACGAAGGCGATCATCGGCCCGATGTTCCCGTGGGACGCGGCGTGCTCGGCCTGAAGCTTTTTCTCCATCAGCGCCTGGAAGCGCGATCCCCAGAAGGTGGCGTACAGCTCGTTGAGAATGTAACCGGCAATGCCTCTAAACTCGGCCGTGGCGACCCAACGGCCGTGTTTGAGGTTCGCGTTTTTCTGGTTGTCATCCCACGAACAGCCGCAGTGCGGGCAAGCGTAATACGCATGCTCGGGCCGTTTCTTCCCATACACCTCGTGGTGATAATCAGGGTCGTCGGCGCAGAACAGATTGTCGAAGCTCAATGCATGCGACTGGCCACATTCGTGGCAAGGCACGAGCCCTTCGCGCTTGTCCGAGATCTCCAGCTCCGCATCAATGGCCGACAGCCCCTTGATGGTCGGGGTGCCGCCGATGATGATTTTCGAGCGGCGAAACGTCTTCAAGCGTTCCTTGGCCAGCTTGATGCTGTCCCCCTGCCCCCGCAGGTTGAGGTTGCAGTCGTCGGGCTCTTCGACAGCGACTCTCGGCACCGGCGTGGACTTCACGCTCGCCGGACTGTTGGAGCCCACCATTTTCAGAAATCCGCCCGGAAAACGCTTGAAGTCCTGACGCTGCTGCAGCTTGCGACTGCGTAGATCGACCTTCTTGCGAAGCCTGGGCGTCGCCTCGATCATCGGCTCAAGCTTCTCGCCCACATACTGCTTGGCCGCTTCTGCTTTGGGAAACAGCACCAAGATCGGAGACGGATCGATGTCGATCCACTTGCCCAAGGCGTTACCCAGCACGCCCGACGTCCAGGCCACCTGCGCAGACTTGCGCCCTACGATTTCAGTAACGTTCGGGTCGTCCAGCGCCTCAAGAGGGCCACCCGGCCAGACCAGATGCGGGGTCACATCGAACCGGTACTTACCCGGCCTAGCCGCCTCCTCCGCAGACAACCAGCGATACTTGTCCGCCCACTCGATGATGCTCATCCGTGGAGGTGGAGCCCACTTCAAACAGGCCCTGTGTAGCGACTCACTCGCCGTCTGCCTCAAGGCCCTCCGGGTATGGCGATTCGTCAGAATCTCCAACTGAGTCAGCATCATTGTCATAGTCCGAAAGCCTTCTCAGGATGGCCTCGATGGGCTCACGAATCAGTAGATCGTCCACCTCAATGCCATACCGGGCTGACAACTCAGCGGCGAGCACATCTGGAAATGTATTAAGCAGTTCGACCTTGGCCGACATGATCATGGCCTCGAAGCGCTGGATCATGTCGGAGGCGATCACCACCTCCCCAAGCTCTTTGGCCAGCGCCAGCTCTTCACGGTTGGCCCGAACCCGGTCAAGCCTGTCACGGGACGATTCCTTCTTGCCGTTGAGCGAGGCCTGCTGCATCAGCCACTGGACCACCGCTTCGGTGTCGTACTGGTTTTCGTTGCCACGACCCAGACCAAACTCAACCACCGGCATGCCGTCGTGTTGCCACCGGGTCAGGGTGCGTTCGTCCCGGCCAACGATCTCACTCAAGTCGGCCTTGCTGACTTTCCTACCCATACACAACCCTTTAGAAAGACGGACATCCCTGCAAAAAACTCAGCTGCACAAGAACCGCGAGTCCACGTACCCGTGTAGGGAGCCCCCCTCAGGGAGGACCCAAAAAACAGGGGGTTGGTGTGCCCCCCGATGGGGCATGATGCCCAGTGACCTCGACTACTTGCTCTGACTGCGCAGGATCTGGGCGTCTACCTGATCGGCGCAGGTGTCGAGCAGCTTTATGGCCTGATCCTTCAGCTCCCAGACGTCGCCGTTCGAACGAAGGTCAGCCTCATCGGCGTTGATGCGCTCGCAAGGAATCAACTCAGGGGGTTCGATTCGAAACGCTGACGTTTTTGTGACCACCACCGGCTTTGCCGCGCAGGCCGTCAGGCAAAGGCTGAGAAGCCCAATCACGAACGGGCTTGCTGTTGCGCTTGAGGTCTTCAAATTCTTTCCTCGCCTGTTTGGCTTTGTTTTCGCTGGCCTTGATCCGTTGATTTAAGTCCTTCAGATAGGCAGCGTTACGTTGGGCCTCGGCGCGCAACGTGGTGATGGTGGCCTCGCTTTCGACGTTGGCGTCGAGTGCTTTCTTCTTGGCCGTTGCTTCCACTTCCACCTCGCCGCGCAATGCGACGACCCGGTACTGCTGAATGCCGACGAGCAGTACACCCACCAGCGCGATGATGATTGCAGCGGCGATAGCCTTCATAGGGAGTCAACCTTCCGGCCTATGAAACGGGCCACCAATTCGCGAATGGCCGTAACGCCAAGAAAGCCAATCGTTCCACCTGCAGCTACCGACAAGCTGGGCGGCCAGGTCATCCACTCAATCAGGCTGGACGCAACTAGACTTAACGAGCCGCAGATCAGCGCTTCGAACAAGATCCGGCGCTTACTGGTTTCTTTGGCGTCGTAAAGGATGCGCAGTAGAGAGACGACGATGGCCATGATCATGCCCTGCCACAGTGGATTTGAAATGGCCGCCACGATCCTGGCCCACGTATCTGGTTTGTCGGGCATGGTGCGCATCCGGTTACCCCCTTAGGGGTGAGCTGAAAAACAAAAAACCCGGCGCATTGGCCGGGTTTGATTGTTAGTGCGTTAGCCGCTATGCGGTCGCACCTATCGAAGATGACTACTTTTTACAGGTGGATTCCGGTGGCAGCAAGCCAGTATTAATGCCACCGACGAATATGTAGGCAACACAGCACCAACGCCCCAGCAATGTAGACGAATACACTCAATCGGCTATTCGCTTTTTTGCCCCTGTCCCACTGTCCCACTAGGCTAGAGACAGGTGGGACGCTTGAAGCCCCCGAAAACAAAGCGTTGTCCCACTGTCCTACCTTTATTGTTATTTCTCCGTGTAAAGAGAGAGTATTTAAACGCACGCTGACGCGCGCATAGCGCGTGATGGTGCCCGCTACGCTACATGTGGGAATGCTGGTTAAAGGTGGGACAGTGGGACGGAGCAAGGCAGACGGGGCTGTAACCCGTCCCACCACGTAGATAGGCAGTGGGACGAGGTAGGACAAGCGGGAAATGGCGAGAGCCCTCAAGCAGCCTTACCCCACAGCAGCCCCTGAATGCTCAGGTGTGCTTGATGCAGCCGGTCATAGTAGGTCTGCCGACTGCAGCCGCAGTGGGTGATTTTTTGATGCAGGAAACTGTCGCTGTTGCAGTAATGCTCACGCACGACCAACGCCAGCTCGGGTGCCAGGTGCTTGTTGACGATCAGCTCAATGTCGGCAGACTCATCCAGCAGCACACGGCTGCCCCGCGTGCCGCGTATCAGCTCGCCCTTGCACTCCATCAGCATGGCGATCATGTTCCCACCCGAAGCGGTTCCACCATGCGAAGGCGAATGCAGGTCTTCAGCCCAGAGTTTCAACATCGCATCAATTCGTTTAATCATCGAAACAAGGCTCATCAAACTTCTCGACAACCAGATCTGACGCCCGGCCCCAGTTCGCGGGCTTTTTGTATACCCACTGTCGCAAACCGCTCTTCGAGAGCACCGATGAACGCGCCCGCTTCCACCCCAGGCGGTGCATGATTGCGCCAACGCGCATCTGCTCTGGCTTCCCCCAGTGCCCAGCATCAAGCTTCAGCGCTGTGCCCAACAGCTCGTTACCGCTAGTGGTTTCACCGATCTGCGACTCTTCCAGCCAGTTCAGAATCAGCCCTTCCCACTCGTCGACCACGAAGCGCTCGTCCTGTGCCTCGGCGAACATGGATGACTCGTCACGATTGACCCACCAGATCTCGCCTGCTTGGAAGCAAAACATCGCCTCTGCCCACAACTGATCACGCATTTCACGCAGTTGCTCGAGTTCGACCTTCGTACACGCAACGGGCCAGTAGCGTCGGTTGCCGGTCGCGTCCTTGAGATATTCCTCTTGGTTGGTCGTACCCACGAAAACACACTGGCGTGGCACGTCGTTCGTTCTCCGGCCATAGCTTTCTCGGTAGGTGTCTGTCGAAGCAGAGAAGAATTGCTTGGCCTTGGTACTCTCAGCCTTGTTGAAGCTGTCCAGCTCTCCCAGCTCGACAATCCACTTGCCACGAATAGCCTGAAAGCCATCCTTGTCGCCGAGCGCGAAGGGAGTGTCCATGAACCAGTCGCCCCCGAGGATGCTCATCGCAGTGGATTTACCAGCGCCCTGTGCGCCTTCCAGAATCAACACCGAGTCAGCCTTACAACCAGGCCGCATGACCCTCGCGACCGCCGAGATCATCCACCGTTTACCGACCTTCTTTACGTACTCAGAGGGCTCTACCCCCATGACATCGATGAGCCATTGTTCCAGTCGCGGCACTTGGTCCCACTCAAGCTTCTGCAGGTACTCACGCACTGGGTGGAACGCATGGTCGTGGGCAACAATGCTCACCGCCTCGATGACGCTAGATGCCTTGACTCGAAGGTTGTAGACCTGGGCCAGCCACTTCATGACTCGCATATCATCGATATCAGCCCAGTCGCCGGTGCCACCGCCGTAAGGCGCGGCCCGCAACTTGACGATCTTGGAGCTAAATGCACTGAAGCTGATCACTCCGGCCCAGCGTTCGTCGTTACCGAGTATCAGTTCTATGTTCTGCATGTGAGCGATCAGCGCGCCGTTCTCACTGCGTGCCAGCTGGTCTTTCCAACCACCTGCCGCTGGGGGCCTGACGACCGCTAACACCTGACGGCGGACGGCCTCTAAACCCTCGGCGACATGCAGATCGTTGAAGTCAGTCCATTTGTCATGACGCTCAACCGAGAAGATGGGCGCAACCACCTGACCACCAACGATCAGGGCGGCGTTGGTAGCCTTTTCCTCGCCTGGGTTCCAAGGGTGTCCATTCGGGCGCTTGGTCTTCCAGTCATCGTCGCGGCAGATGATGATTGGTCGACCAGGGAGACGGTCACGCATCAGCTTGGCGACCGCGAGCAGGTTGCCTGCATCAAAAGCAATGGCGACCCCATATGAAGTCGCCATGTGCAGGCTAGCGCCCGTGGCATACCCCTCACAGATCAGTAACGGCTCACCCGGCTCAGGCTCGGGGCCGATCAAATGAAACGCACCCTCCTTTGACATGCCGTAGGGCCAGTAGGATTTGTCACGCCCCGTATCCTGTTGCTTGTCCGGGTAGATCACTTGCAGGCCGACTATCTGATCACGGGCGTTGCTCATCGGAACCAGCACAGCACCTGAACGCGGCGCGTAGCGAACACGAAACCCGACGATCTGCTTGCGATCCAGGTAAGCGCTTTTGCCTTTATCAGGCATGCGTTTGAACATTCCCGCCGCCCGACTAGCAGCACGACGGGCAGCATTGGCAGCAACCTCAGCTGCGCGGCGCTTTGCGTCCTCCTGACGAGCGCGCATGACCTCACGCTCTTCGGGCGACATTCGACCCGCTTTCACCTTTATCTTTTGAGTCTCACCCGAACGCCAGTCGCCAAAACTGCCGAAGATCAGCGACTCGTTCTTTTCGGTCCGATGCTCGTGAATGACGTACCAACCGTTCTTTTCCTTTCCCTTGTCCTGGGATGTCTTGCAACGGGTCAACTTGCCGAACACCAACGGTTGAGCAGGCTCCAGACCATAGTCAGCGAATTGCCCCAGCACCTCATCGAGCATGACGGGCCTCACGCAATTCCAGCAGGGATTGGCAGGTCAGGCATTGCGTGCAGCCGGGCAATGCAATACGTCGTGCGTCGGGAATGGCCTCTTCACAGGTTTCGCAAAAAAGAAACGAGTGAAGCGCGAGTGCAGGTTTTGCCGCAAGCCGAGCAGCGAGGGCTTGGTCTATGCGCTCTTGCACCAGGTCATTAGCTAAGTCGGCAATGTCAGCCATGGTCAGTACCCCGCGTCGTCTTATTGACGTAGGAGGCACGGTTGAACAACCCGAGCAGGCCCTGAATCCCGCGAAACACCTGCAGGCGAATCTCAGCCAGTTCCTGATCGCTCACAACACCATCGCCGATGCTCTTCGCCCATGTCTCGGCAAGGTTCGCAACCTGATGGAAGTATTCCGCAATGCCCGTGGTCAACGTCTCCGGCATGTCGTTGGTATAAGCCTCTGCCAACTCCTGCCAAGTCGTATCACCAACCAAGGCATGCACTGCATCCAGAATGCGGCGATCCTTGGTCAGCTCCAGGATCTCCCCGAACTCCTGAATGTTGACTGTGTGGCTTGGGTGAGTCGGCGAAAGCTTATGTTGTAGGGTGGTGGGGTTTCTGCCGGTGGTGACGGCAATTGCAGCAGCGCCGCCAGGGTAGTCCCTTGCAGCATGGTAAAGGGCCAGGTCGAGCGGCAGGATCTCCCGCTGCGCCCGTTCAACACAATTCAGAGCAATTCGGCTCATGGCATTAATCCTTGAAAGTTGCCAGTGCCGCGCAGCATGTAGTGGTGATACATTTGCCGCGTGGCTTGAAAGGGTCCACACGCCGGTCTCACCGGCACCGTGCCGAGGCAAACGATCCGTCGTTCGCCTCTGGCGCAACAGCTGCCCGCTCTGTGGTGGAAGAGGCAGCAACTCAAGGCATCCGTGCCTTGAAAAACGCGATGAAGACCGACGGATTGCATGTGGTGTGCCCGTCAACCTTGATCGCGGCCCTGCTCCGCTGTGGTGGCGGTTGCAGGGGGAAACTGGGCGACCCTTGGGTCGCCTTTTTTCTATGCAGCTTCAGGAACAGGTAGGGCGGGCGGGAAAACATCGTCAAGCGAGCACGCCGCTCCGAGCTTGTTGAGGGCAGCCGTTATAGCGCGGCACTCTGCAAGTCCTGCGGTACGCCTACCCGCTTCGTAGTTGCTTACACGTGTCTGAGTCCAACCTAAAGCAGCTACAAGGTCTCGCTGTTTTATGCCTGCCGCCTCTCGAAACTCAGCAATCCGATTCAGATTCATATGATCGTCTCCGTTAACACACGACCATAATAAGCACACTACGTGATCTTTTCAACACATTAAGAACGAAAAAAAGATTTCATTGCGTGGTAAAAAAAGCACATGAACACACTTGGTCAACACATCAGAAAACTCAGAAAAGAAAAAGGCCTGAGCCAGCAGGCTCTGGCTCATGCGTGCGGGTGGGAATCTCAGTCCCGGATCGGCAATTATGAGAAAGGAACCCGCCAACCCAGCCTGCAAGACATCAGGAAAATCGCAGACACATTAGGCGTTTCTTTTGTCGACTTAGTAGCCTTCACCGATGACAACGCTCAGCCGCTCGTCGTCAAACTAAAGGACTCAGCACCCAGGCTTACTGGGAAAGCAAAGGAAGGTCGAGTGCCGGTAGTAGGAACCGCCCAGCTGGGCAATGAGGGCTACTTTGACGCCTTGGACTTCCCACCCGGTCATGGGGACGGCTATCTAAACATTCATAGCGATGATCCGGATGCCTACGGATTGAAAGTCACAGGCGATAGCATGTTGCCACGTATCAAGAACGGAGAATTCGTGCTGATCGAACCGAATAAAAGCTATGTAAGCGGCGATGAGGTCATGGTCCGTACCGCGGCCGGAAGGACGATGATTAAGGAATACATCTACCTGAGGGACGGGATGTACCGATTTGACAGCGTGAACGCGGAGCATCCGCCGATCCACATCGCTAAAAATGAAATTCTCGAAATACACCTCGTTGGCGGAATTCTGAAATCATCACGTTTTTTACACACCGCAACCGAAATTTAAACACGACACGTATTGACACAAAAAGCACACTGCGTGATATTTGCCTCACTCTTCCACCACAGAGCGAGGCAATACCATGCACACCACAGCAACCCTGCACGTCCACCCAAAGGTCACTGACCCGCTGCGCGTCTTCGAGGTTCGTCACCTAGCCATTGTGGCCGGCTGCACCTTCATCACCAGCAAACCAAAGAAGCCAGCCCGTGCCACCCCTTCACCGTTCGATCCGAACGACGGAGGGCGTGCAGCATGAGCAAGTTCAAAATCGACGCCAATACCCTGACTCTGCTCAAAGCGCAGGCCAAGCTGACGGAAACGTTCAACCACACCATTCGCTCCGCAAAGAGCGGTGCTCTGCCCTTTCGTCTCAAGGTTGAACACGCCTCGGCGGAAACGCAGTTCAGGGTCGAGGTAGGTAATCAATGCCACTCCCTGACGCTGCCAAACTCCCCAAAGATGCATATCCAGCTGGCAGCTTTTATCGAAGAGATAGCTAACGGTCCGCTCGATCTAGGCACATCCACAGCAAAGCGCGCCTATGGAAAATACAACGTCCTCGACGAGCAACTGAGTCTGCAAGTATTCGATCTGGTACGCAGGGGCGGCATGCTCAGTCTGGACGTTGGGCTTGAACAGCCAATCCATGTCTCGATTCATCGCAATAGAACCCGAACAGCAGCTACAACCCTCATGACAATCGGAGTCAGGCAGCCCCGGACCAAGTGCTTCACGCTGTCTGGTCCAGATGCCGAAATCCATGAAAAAGTCGTTGAGTCCATCAATCACCTAGCCAGCATTGCGACTCCCGCGATGCAAGCTGCGTAGGAGGATTGATGGAACGCACCTTAGCTCAGACCGCCAAGCAACTTGGCATCAGCAGACCAAAGCTCATCGCCATGATGCGGGAAAAGGCATTGCTCACTGATCGGAACCTTCCCGCCTACCCCACACGAGACCGCGAGTACATGCGTGTCAAGGACGGTAGCTGGTTCCATCACCAGTGGGGCCTGCAGTACAGCCAGTCAACCAGGGTAAAGCAGCCCGGCATACGCTGGCTCGCAGAACAATTGGGACTGACTGTACCTGAAATACCGGCAGACCACCGTGACGTGGCCTAGGGAATACGCTCGACAGATCGTCGCGCTGCATACGCGGGAAGAACGCAATGCAGCGCTTCTGGAGGTTCCTGAGCACCTGCGCGAGCTGACCAAACGACACTGCCTGAACAGCTGGAACCACCCCAAGCGGAGAAGACCCAATGAACCAAGAAGCGATTGACCGTTTGCTGATTGACTTGCTGCGCATTCCGCCACAACAGCGCACTCAGAACGACGTTGCCGCTGTCATTGCTGGCATTAACTCAGCCGCACTACTTGAAGCTGTTGCGGCAACGCCATTGCAGCAAGAGCAAATCAAGTTGCTGGCCATCACTGAGTTTTTGGCATGTGAACTTCAAATGGTCGATGCCCACGTCACGCTCGACCTTAGCGTCACTCAACCTCAATGGTTCCCTCTCACCCTCACGATGCGTCGACCTTGCGCAGGTTACGTATTTGGGCGCGGACGTACAGCACAAGAAGCGCTCATGGACATGTACGACTACATTCCCCCACCCAAAGAAGCTGCAGCATGAAGGACCATAGCCAGAATCCGCTACGTCTGATGCCAGCACCAGAAGCGGCCACCGTTGAACTGCTGTATCGGACCTTCGGAGATGTACTCATCCCCCTAGACAAGCTGCGCGAGCAGTACTTCCGAAACCTCAACGAACGGTCGTTTGTTGCCGAGATTGAGAATGGGCGAATACCGCTCCCGATAACCACCTTGGACACGAGTCGGAAAGCACCGAAGTTCGCGCACATTCGTCATGTCGCAGCTTTGATCGACATCCGCGCATACAAGGCCGATGAAGAGATGGGCAACTCTCAAACTGAATCAGACTCACCGACCTAACCAAAACGGCTGCCACCACCAGCCGTGCAATATCACCAGGAGCACACCACATGACTACGATTCAAATCTGCGTGTTGATCGGACTCATCATTTCAGCCGGACTGCTTTTGTGGTTTGGCTACATGATAGGCCGTAGTGACGGCATCAAAGTTGGAATCACGAACGGCGAGCAAATACCCCGCCCACATGAGGTCTTGGCGATCCATGAGCTTGAAGCATCACTAAGGCTGATCCGCACAGACAATGAGCAATTGAGGCGACACTGCGAAAGACTCCAGCGAGGTATGGCGTTTGGTGCGCAAGAACGAGACGCGCTGAACGATATAGCCGAGAAACTGAGAATCGCTGCAGAGACTTTCAGCGCGTTTCGTACCGGCAAAAAGCTGGAACGCGATTGTCTGGCGCTCCGGCAGCAGGCGTTGCAAATGGCTGAAGCACTCGGCGTCTCAGACCAGCAGGTGAACGCAGCATGAATCGATCTATCCCCCTGCTGCGGCTCAGCCCTCAAGCTGCTGGCGACCTGCACCAGCAGCACACCAAAGCCATTGCCGAACTCCGTGCTACGACCCGCTTCAACAAAGAGCTGAACAATCGACTGAGGTCGATGATTGGCCCTGACGCTTTGCGTACCTTGCGCAAGGACATCGAGAACGCGCTGCTGCTGGCCGATCTCGTCGAGGAGAATGACCAGACGCACGCGCTTTACGTCGTCGGCACAAAACCAGAAGCGTCCGATGAATCAACTTGCAACCAACCATCGGAGGAAAGCGGCAGTGATCGCTCACAGACTGACCACCAGCCGCAAGCCGCTTTGCTCCGCAACAGCAGTTGGAGCACCACACAAAAAACAAACAGTCTCTGCTGCACAGCAGCAGGCATTACTGCTCTTCCCAGCAGCACCACCGAAGCGCCTGTACCCCACGAAAAGCTGCGCGAGGCAGCAACTCATGATGCAACGCTAATCGCTCAAAATCGCCCGCCCGCGCAGCCTGTGGTGGGGGGTAAGGCCCTGTCGCAGATCTGTGACAGACCGTTCCAGCCTGAATGTCCCGTGAAAGAGCTGTACCGCTTTCCCAACGATCATGAACCCAGCCTTTCAGATGTTGAACTGAGATGCACGAAGTGCGGCCTGCAGGCCAGCGCGACGGTAGCGAATGAGGTGAAGCCATGAGCCGCACGGGAGCGCGTGACAAAGCGCGCAGGCAACTTACCGAGACGATCGCAGTGTGGAGCGACAGCGTGGCCCTGCTCGGTAAGTCACGCACACTGGTCGGGAATGTCGGCACTCCAGATGCAACTCAATACCTTGCAGATTTGGATGCCTTTTGCGCCCGTCTCTTTCCTGGTCAAGTACACCAACACCCCGATAATTTGGCCGTCGACAACTTCGCTGCAGCCATGAAAACAAAGCTGGCTGAAGCTCGCGCTAAAGGTCTTCGTGGCTGGAGTGAAACCAGGGTGCAGGATAGAACGCTGGCAGAGATGTTGGTCGGGCATATTCCCAAGGGAAACCCTGGCAACTTCGAGGACATCGCCAACTTTGCGATGATGCTTCATCAGCGCGACGCCCACCCTCGGGAACTGACATTCGCCTATAACGCGATGCTCAGCACAATTGCAACCAGACGGGTTCAGAGCGGGCCCGGTAACACGGCCACGCCCAACACAGCGATGACTAAAGAGCGCCCCATACTATTCAATGGGCCGATGACGCACGCATTACTGGCGGGCCAGAAGACAGTAACGCGCCGGTTGGTGGAAACGCCTCCCCGTACTCCACACACGGAGCTTGCCGAGGGACGTGGAGTGCAAACGGCAGGTGTACACACGGATGATTGCCCTTACGGCCAGCCAGGTGACCGGCTTTGGGTACGCGAGACATGGTTACCCTGCCCAGACGCAGGTCATGAGTCTTGGAGCAACCACACCTTGAGCTACTCAACGTGGGTGAGGGCAGGCAAAAAAATCTGCGATGTTCCAGCAGCCCTTCGAAAACCGAGGCACTGCATCTATCGAATAGATGTAGCTGGTGATTACCATCGTTCTAAATGGCGCCCCAACATCCACATGCCGCGCTGGGCGTGTCGGATTCTGTTGGAAATAACAGATGTACGCGTCGAACGGCTGCAAGACATTACGCCAGAACAGGCCATTGCCGAGGGCGTATTGAGCTGCCGCGACCATCTGGACCCAGATGGCATTGGTTACTCGGAAGAGGAGCTGTTCTCGATTCTATGGGTATCGCTCAACGGGCACGAGAACTGGAACGTCAACCCGTGGGTTTGGGTGGTTGAGTTCAAGCAGGTGAAGCCATGAATACGCACAACATAGTGAGTGTAAGCGGTGGCAAAGACAGCACTGCTACCTTGTTGGTGGCAATCGCCCTGGACACTCCCAACTTGCAGGCCGTCTTCGCAGACACCGGCAACGAGCACGACCAGACCTATGAGTACCTCGATTACCTCGCCTTGGCCACGGGTGTAACTATCACCCGCGTTAAGGCTGACTTTACCCAGCGCATCGAAGGCAAACGCCGGTTCATTGAAACCAAATGGCGCGAGCAAGGCATTGATGAATCGGTGGTGCAGGCGGCGCTGGATGTGCTGAAGCCCACTGGCAATCCGTTCCTTGACCTGTGCATCTGGAAAGGTCGCTTTCCAAGTCGCAAGGCACAGTTCTGCACCATGGAATTGAAACGAGACCCGATGCTTGCACAAGTAGTATTTCCATTGATGGGCAACGGCAACATGATCATGAGCTGGCAGGGTGTAAGATCCAACGAGTCTATAAATCGAAGGTATTTGCCCGAATGTGATGAGGTCGGCGGTGGGTTGTTCAACTACCGGCCAATACTCAAGTGGGATATTCCTGCTGTATTTGAGGCGCACCGCTACATGGGTATCAAGCCGAATCCGCTCTATTCCCAGGGGATGGGTCGGGTTGGATGCATGCCCTGCATCAATTGCCGCAAAGACGAACTGCGAGAGATCGCTTTACGTTTCCCCGAAGTGATTGATCGCATAGAGCGCTGGGAAAAGATCACTCAGCAGGCGAGCAAGCGAGGTGCTGCCACGTTTTTCGCAGGCTCAAACGCCAAGCACCCTAAAGGCTCAATTGCGAACATGAGTGCAACCCAAGTTATGGAGATAGCGAGCATCCGGCAAGCGGTCGAATGGTCTAAAACGGCCAGAGGGGGTATTCAATATGATCTAATGATCGCGACGGACGCGACGGCATGTTCCAGCGCATACGGTCTATGTGACGCGGAGTCAGTTGACCAAAATCACCTACAAGCCCACTTGGAGGAAGCTGCATGACAGACTTGAGCGCAGATTCTGACAGTGCAGACCTGCTACTAACACTTCGCGCACTGGTGACCGAGTTGCGAGCGCCAAGGGTTTCAATTGAAGACGAGTTGTGGACATTCGATGACATAGCCCAGTACCTCAAGCTTTCTCAGTACACGGTAGAAAGGCGAGTAGTCGTTCAACCTAGCTTCCCTGATGCATTCCAACCATGCGCGACCGGAAAAGGCTCCAAAGCAGTAAAGCGTTGGTTCGCAGGTGAGGTAATCAAGTGGGCACGCCAGAACCGTGCCAAGCTTCCGAGTGCACGCAGCACCCGACGTGCTGCATGACGTGTGTGTTTGCTGTAATAAATTGATGATGAATCTGCAGAAGATTTGACCAGTCCCCGGCAAGGAGTAATGGTCGAATACGAATGCTGCGACTTGCAACGATTACCAAAATGCTGCCCTCCCCAAGGGCAGCTGAAGATAGCGATTCTCTGCAACAGAGATTTTACTTCATACCGAGTCACTTCGAGTCAGACCGAGGCTCAATCCTTTCGGCAGATTCTCAATGGCGATAAGGGCTAGATTATCTGTAATGATCCGGTCATCAGTTAATATAACAAACGACGGCGACCATAAAAGGGCGTCTTTATCGAACTCGTAGACCAACTGCTTGCTAACCTTTCCTTGAATCTTTAACCTCGACACTAACTGGGCCGCCTGAGCCGCCGCCCCAGCCAGTTTTTCAAGAGCTGTATGTAGTATCTTCTCGTCCTTGCCTCTGAATAGAAATGAGATTTGGCAACCATCTTGATGCGAGTGAAAATCGAGAATCGGGTTACGTCTGTCAGCCATCCGAGTAAGTAGCTTCCGAAGCCACGCATGGATTCCGGCAAACGTTACCTTGCCCGCTTCAGTAGCGAAAGCCTTGACGAAAGGATTCCAGACGAGAACAACGTATGGGAGACCTATCACAATTAGCTCTTGTAAAGATTGAGCTGCGTTGTGAGAAAGATTTCGACGGTCGATTCTTGTAGGAGGATCATTCGTAATCTGGTTCAGCCAATTGTCATCCACATCTCTTGCATCCGTTCCAATCTGGATCCTCAAGTCATCTGGCAATCTGGGAAGGCGTTCAGGCGGAGTTACTAGTTCACCAGCATCTATGCCCAGGCCACGAAAACTTAGAACATCTCCGCCTGCATAGTAACCTATTACAGCAGCCACGAATTTACGGCCAGCGGCACTTTCAAAGTAAGCGCTTTCCAGCAACTTGCCCTTAGGACATCCTGGGTCATGGTTATGGAGGAGGACGAATGGTTCGAGGTTTATTTGAGCAACCAATTTCTCTGGATCGACGTCGACCTTCAACAAGCCATCTAAACTACGGGCATCCGTCCAGATCACTGCTTGTACGATCTCGCCGAACTTTCCCGTCTTATGACGTTTCTCGGCTGCTTCAGCCCATGCGAGAGCAGCAGGTGTGTCCTGAATCAAATCAGACATTGGGTCCCTCCTTCCGATGTTGAGTACGAATAGCAATAATTGAAGAGGATCGGCAAATCAAAAAAATTGTCATTGCAAACTCAATCGAGACGCGCCGCCATCTAAGCGGCGGTCGCATTATAGTACACCATCAAAGACCGGGGATCTTTATGCCCTGTGATACGAGCAAGATCCAAAACATCAACCTTGCGAGCGAGCCGGGTTGTTGCCTCATGTCGGGTGTCATGGAAATGAAGATCAACAATATGTAACTCATCTCTAATTTTTCTAAACATCGCATCAGCGGACGCCGATCTGAGTCTGAACACTAAGCTATCGCCAGTCAGATTACCTATAAGCACTTCTAACAACGCGCCGGCCCGCCGCGTCAAAGGTACGTTGCGGCTATCTCCGTTTTTGGTCATTTCCAACCTTACGTACCTGTCCTTGATATGCACGTCTTTGACCTTTAGACCGAGTATCTCACCCTGCCTCATCGCGGTTTCAAGTGCCAGCAAAAATGCGTAGGCCAGTTCCTGCTGTAGGGTAACCGGCGCAACACCCTCAATGAATCCCAAGCGGTTGATGAGCGCACTCTCTTCGTATGCAGATACGCGCCGATCTCTAGGCCTACCATTGCTAGGTCGTTTGACATCCCGTACGGGATTTACCGTGCAGCATTTCCACTCCCGCTTGGCAATCTCAAAAACAGACGACAACAGGGTCATGTCGCGCCGGACTGAGGGACTGGACACCTTTTTCAGCCTGAGATCGCGCCACTCAGCGATCTGGTCCGCAGTGATGTTACCGATCAGCTCACCCACGAACTTCAGCTCATTGTCCATCTTATCCAAGCGCAGCTCTTCCCAGCGCTGACCGGCCTTCGTGGTCGACACCTCGCACTTGTATCGTCTCAACGCGTCCGATAGCGTCATTTGATTGCCAGCCTTCGGCTTTCCACTGCCTGCTAAGATCTCAGCTTCACGATGCGTTGCCCATGCAACGGCAGCTGCTTTCGTTGCAAAGGTCTGCGAGTCACGGATCCCCAGCTTGACTACCTCTGCTCGCCATCCCCCGCTGCGCTTTCGATACGACGCCAT